AGTTTGCAGAGTTGACAGCCGAAGAAAAAGAAACGGCTACTATTAAGCCAAAAGAAGCCACAGCCTAACTAACATTGCACACACAGAGCCTCGCCAACGCGGGGCTTTTTGTTTGTCCACATAGTGCTGTATGAGATTGAGAATTGTTACATGGTATAATGTAAGGAGTCAGAAAGGTTGTAACGTGCCACTGACTATGTTATAAACACTTCGCAATAATTAAGACCGTAGAACAGAGGGAGGGAGGGGTTAATTCCCCTGGAGTGCGAAGCTCTAGCGTTACTCCTTCACTCTGTTGTGCGGTTTTTTAGTAACTTATGAGCAAGCAAAGGATGATACGTGATAGTTTTTGGACTGACACGTATATAGAAAAACTTACGCCTGATGAAAAGCTACTCTTTATTTATTTACTTACTAACCCGCTATGTAATGTTGCGGGAGTATATGAAATAAGAGCAAAAAGGATTGGGTTTGAGACTGGGTACGATGTAGAAGTGGTCGAAACTATCCTAAAAAGGTTTGAAAGAGACAATAAAATCCTACGGCTGAAGGATTGGGTAATTATTGTAAATCACATTAAGAATCAATCGGTCAATCCGAGCATTATACAGGGCTGTGAAAGGATATTTAACGAGTTGCCGCAGGAGATAAGACAGGCTGTGACAGGCTGGGTACAGGCTGGTCTACTTAACTTAACCTTACCTAACTTAACTCTACCTAACCTAACTAAACAGGAAAAACCTGCAAAGCCTTTAGTTCAAGTGGTTGCTGTAATTTCAAAAGAGAAGTATGGTCAGTTTGGTAACGTCCTACTTTCTCCAGATGAATGGGTAAAATTAGTAGACCTTTACCGAGAAAATAATACTCAAGTCTTAGTGAATGAGTTAGATGGCTACATCGAATCAACAGGCAAAAAGTATAAAAGCCACTATGCAACATTATTGAATTGGGCGAGAAGAAAGATTCAAGACGCAACTAACACAAAGCAAAGTTATCAAGCAAATAAGTCTACAGCAGACTTCAGTAAATAAATATGTCACAAGAAATAGTAAAAAACCAATACATCATTGCTCTTAGGAACGGGATGATTGCCTATATCGTAGCCGACAAAATTGAAGACATCGCTGGAGCACTACAAAATAACAAGTTCTTTAACACAAAAGAACAGATGATGATAAACACCGCTGACATAGTTGCAATTATGGCTCCTTCAGAATGGAGTAACCAACAAAAATACCAGAGAGGGTGGTATGTAGGAAACCAAGGTACTAAGTGGTATGACAAAAAAGGGGAATACCAAGAAGAAACGGACTTGGGAGAATTAAGGATAAAGGCTCAAGAGCGGTGCAAAGAGATTGCTGAGATGACTGACCCTGTAGAAAAAAAAGAAGCTGCAATAAAATTTATTGCAAAAGTAAAAGAGCGAGGCTTGCTTAATTTGATTTATGGCAAAACTTTTGATGACTTACTATCTGAGTATGGCAAATAGATGCCCACAGCAGTACCTAAAAGAATTTAACATCGACCTTAAAAAAGTAAACAAAGAGGTAAGACAGATAAAAAAAGAAAGAAGCGAACCCCATTACGACGCTTGGGGAACACCAGTAGGAAAGCAATGTATCAAGCCTGTGGATAAACCCTCCGCTTTAGGAGAGTCTGGTGTATAGTGAGTAGGACAGTTCCACAATCAATAACAGTTCATCACCTTAATAGAGTAAGATTAGCGTATATGGAAACAGAAGCACATTACGGAGCAAAAATACACAAAGTGCTAAACCAGACACTTTCTCGTAAACTTACCTTAAAGGAATATTCCTCTATCGTAGAAAATATGCAAAATCTCTTACAAGCTAGTAGAGAAAATCAAAAACAAATACTGATTGAGGTAATGGAAAAACTTAAAAACTAACACCCTATGGAAAAGCAACGCTCATCTCAGCAGAATAAACTAGACACAAAACATGGAAATTTACGCAACACCAAATAAAGACAAAAACGGCTTTACTATTGTCAACGACTATCAACGTGGAAAGTTTTTTGAATGGTTAAAAAAGTATGACTCTTTTAAGATTGAGCCTGTGATACAAGACGGCTCAAACCGTAGACGATACCTAGAGGGTGCAGTTATACCCTGTTACTGTAAGTGGCAGTACGCTATTGACCCTAGAGAATCAGGCAAGGCAGACCAAAGACGTTTTTTATTTATGCGTGACTTTAACTCAGACATTGTTACCAACCGTAACGGCGACCCAGAAAAAGTGCCACTATCATCAAAAGGTGAAGTATCAAATATTCTCGATACCTACACTCGCTATGCAGAAGAAAACGGCGCTCCAATTCCAAACTCAGACTTGTATAAAAAGTGGAGAGATAAGTATTCAATGGATATTCGCTTTAAAGACTTCTACACATGGCTGGAGTTTTTAGGCATTGAAGAAGATGCGATGCCAAGTGCTGAAACTTTTAACAAACTTATATAACTTGATATGCTATCTAAAGTAAAAGTGAATACCCACGACACAACGCAAGGACTCTTAAACGAGAGAGACAGCACCCACGGTTCCTTCATTGTGAACGCCCGAGTATCACAAGCCCTCAAAGAAGTATTCCGCAATGAACCAGGGTGGGAACAATTAGAAATTATCCACCGAGAAGCTATTGACCACATGTGCGGTAAGTTTGGCAGAATCATGGCTGGGCAACCAACCTTTGACGACCACTGGGACGACCTCGGAGGCTACGCTGGACTGCCCAAGAAGTTTAAGCACGGTGAGTTATAATTTACCAATGCAAACTAAACTACAAAGTTTGATAGAAAGCACAACCAATATCTTAATCGGTTACGGAGTAGCGGTGGCAAGCCAAATAGTAATCTTTCCTTTTTTCGGAATAGATATACCGCTTGAATCTAACTTACTTATTGGATTTTACTTTACTGTCATTTCCTTAGCCCGAAGTTATTTAATTAGACGCTGGTACAATAGAAAACATGCGTAGGTCAGGCTTTCGCCAGCAATCAATCGAAGAAGTGGCAGCCAAGCAAGACGCTAAGATAGCCCTCAGACGCTCAAAACTGGCTTCTAAGCCTCTCAAAGCCAAGAAAGGTAGTAAGTCAGGGAAGAAGGGATATGAAGTCCCAAAATGGTTTAAATCAATCAAGCTCGGTGCTCATGGTAATTCACCAGCCCAAAAGAAATTATGGACTGTAGTGCGAGAGAAATACCTACAAGAAGATTTTATACAGTTCGAGGGTAAATGTGTGACTTGCAATACCAGATTTGAACGCTGGCAGGACTCACAGTTGGCTCACTATCGAGCGTGGTCAGTCTGTAACGCATTCTTTAAATACGAAAGAAAGAACCTAAGAATGTCTTGCTCTAACTGTAACCGCCTGAGTGACGGAGTAATCGGTAAACGCTTTGCAGACGCTTTATTGGCTCAGTACGGACAAGACCACCTTAACTGGATAGAAACCGAGAACCTAAAGTACCGTGGTCAAAAGCTAGAAGAACACATCTTGGTCGGCATGGCTGAAAAGATCAACCCCCTGTTGATAACCTAACTACCAATCCATCCCCAGAGGTGTATAGTGAAGGGATATGAATATCAAACCATTAAAAACAGTAGAAGATAGCTGGAACGACACACTAATAGAAAACAGGGAAGCAACAGCCTTTGATATTGTGAACAGTGACCGCAACCAAGCCTACACCAGCCTAATAGAAGGGATAGAGGGGATGAAAAGCCCTCGCCCAACTAATGTTCCCTCGCAAGAATGGACAGAGGAGGAAAAGATAAACGACATACTAGACGACATCATAGAGAAGGTAGTAAAGCCTTTATATGGTAAGGAATAGATATGACATACGAAACAGCTAAGAAGCTAAAGGATGCGGGGTTTACGCAAAGAAGCGGAGACCACGCTAGTGACGCAAAAAACTGTAAAGCCCATGGGTGTATGAAAGGATTACCTTTTGGTTGTCACACGGCCTACATACCCAACCTATCAGAGCTTGTAAAAGCGTGTGGAGATGTGTTTTATGACTTAAAACAGGAACCAATAAAGGCAGGTTGGGAAGCAACAGCCTTTTTAAGCTACACAACACACGCACAGGGAAAAGGAAACACCCCAGAAGAAGCCGTAGCTGACTTATGGCTGGCTTTAAATGATAAGAAACCAGTGGATAACCTTGCTTTATAGAAAGCCTTGTGCATGCTATAATACAAGGGTTGGTTGGATTGTGCTACCTAGTAATACTGCACTATAAATTCTCTAATTAGAGTTTTCTTTGAAAGGAATCCCGTCAACACCCGCCCCCAGTTGGTACTGACTCGTATACGTCAATAATTGTTTGATATTGATTGCTCTCCACTTACCACCCCTAGTAAGAAAGACGACGTATACAACTTAGGAAATGTTCGATTCATTTCGGAGGCATATTTAAATAATAATAATCTATGGTGGAAATAAAACCCTACAGCAAGAACGCTAAGAAGCATCCCAAGAAACAAATAGAACAGGTGGCTGCATCTATTAAAGAATTTGGTATGCATCAGCCTATTGTAGTAGATAAGGAGGGTGTAATTATAGTTGGTCACGGTAGGTACGAAGCTCTACAGCATCTAGGCATGGAGATAACAGACGATATGGTGCGCGTTGCCGACCTTACTGAGAAACAAGCCAACGCCTACCGCCTAGCCGACAACAAGCTAAACGAGTCTGAATGGGATATGCCCTTAGTAATAGAAGAGCTAAAGACACTAGAGGAACTAGCACCGCTTACAGGCTTTGACATGGACTTACTGATAGAACCAGACGAAGCTGACGATGTAGTACCTGACGTACCTGTGACACCACAGAGCGTATTAGGCGACTTGTATGAGCTAGGGCAACACAGGGTGCTTTGTGGGGACAGTACGAAGGTAGATGATGTTGAGAAGCTGATGGACGGCAAGAAAGCGGACATGGCTTTTACTTCCCCACCGTATAATGCAAACACAAAAGCAGGAGAAGGTGATATTTTTAATGGAAAGAAAGGAAAAAAGTTATATGCAGATGGATATTCAGACAATCTTTCAGCAGACGAATACGTGAAATTTGCGCAGTCTGTATTGACCTTGTGCTTCGCGTACACAGAAGGATTTATATTTTGGAATGTAAGCTACAATAAAAATTCTCGCTATCAGTACATACAGCAAATAACACCTTATTTAGAATACCTTAGAGAGCAAATTTGCTGGAAGAAAAGTAGTACTATACCTTTTAAAGGTTCAATGATGCGAGATTGGGAACCTATCTATTTATTTTCTACCATAAAAGCTAATCTAGGACTGGAAAAAGTCACGTCTAACTTTTGGGAAGTATCAAACACACATTCACAAGCAGAAAACCATAAGGCTTGTTACCCTGTCGAGTTAGTAGTACGAGGAATAGAGCTTATAAACGGAAGTAAAAGTATATTAGACCCATTCCTCGGCTCAGGCTCTACCCTCATAGCAGCAGAGAAGACAGGCCGTATCTGCTACGGTATGGAGCTAGACCCTAAATACATAGACGTAATAGTACAACGCTACGTAGACTACACAGGTAATGCTACAATTAAGAAGAATGGTCAAGAAATAGTATGGCAAAGAACACAGATAGAAACACAGCCGACAACCTAATCCCCTGGAAGAAAGGTGACCCGTCACCTAACCCAAGCGGTAGACCAAAGGGACAGCGCAACTACGCTACTCTATATCGTTTGGCTATGGAGAAGATAGCTGTAGCTGAGGGTATGTCCTTTGATGACTTTGAAATAAAGTTTATTCAACAGGCTTTACGTAAAGGCTTTAACGGTGATACCCGTTTATACACTGACACACTAGACCGTATACATGGCAAGGCACAGCAAAGTGTTGACTTAACTACGGGTGGAGAACCAATGAAAATAACCTTCGACACCTCTTTCAATAAATAATGCTCCTACACCCTAAACAGAAGGACATAGTATCTAGCCCAGCTCGCTTTAAGACTATTAGAGCCGGTAGAAAGGCTGGTAAGACAGCTATGGAGGTGGAGAACATCTGCTACAAAGCTATGGCTAGTGCTAGTAAGCTACACCTATCGAAGACCGTCTTTGCTACCGGAAGGAAAGTAATCTACCTAGCACCAACTCAGATACAAGCTAGAGAGATTGTATGGGCTGCTTTAAAGAATAGACTGCACGGTATCGGTACACCTACTGAACAGAAGCTACAAATGACTGTCCCCAATGAGGACGGCACTGATTCAGTGATTATGGTCGGAGGTTATGAGAACCGTGAGAACTACCGGGGACTGACAGACGTAGTGCACATCACCTTTGATGAGACAGACACTCTCAAAGGCTTCTTCGCTGCTTGGAGCGACATCTTTAGACCACTGTTCCTAGACACCAGAGGTACAGCTAACTTCATTGGTACACCCAAGAAAGAGAACCCAAACCTCAGACGTTTAGAGAAAGAGTTTGCTGATAGAACAGACTGCTCATCGTTTCACTTTACATCAAGAGACAATCCGCACATCTCCAGCCTAGAAATAGACGACATGGAGAAAGAGTACGCTAGTAACCGTGAGTCATACAGACAGGAGGTATTAGCAGAGCATATAGACGACTCCGGCGCACTCTTTAACTACTCAGCCTTAGTTGATGTCTTTACTAACACGGTAGACGAATCCACAGACAAGTATCTGATTGTAGACGTAGCCGGGGATGGCTCTGACGCTATCATTTTCTCTTACTGGAAAGGATTACTGGAATACAAGCGTGTTAGATACGACAGACTGAACTCATCATCAGTAAAGCTAGAGATACGAGACAAAGCCAAAGAGGAACGTATACCTTTTTCCCATATCTTAGTGGATGCTGTTGGAGTAGGAGAACACTTGCCACATGACCCGTTACTAGACGGCATCATAGGCTACAAGTCATCCTTCTCAGCAATTAAGACCGACACTGACATTGTGCGACTGCCTAACGTGCATTACATAGCTAGTCCTAAGCTCACAACAGACTACAGAAACCTACGCTCACAGTGTGTCTTTACCCTGGCTGACTTAGTAAACAATCACAAGATAGCTTCAATGGTAGAAGGTATAGGCAAGGACAGAATCCTAGAAGAATTATCTTGCTATCAAGACGCTTCCACAGGTGACGGTAAACGCTTCGCCACGCCTAAGGAAGACATCAAGCTTAGTATCGGTAGAAGTCCAGACGATAGTGACACATGGCTAATGCGTATGTACTTTGTCATTACCGAGAGACTGTCACCAACCAACACTGAGAATCAGGTAGAGCGAAGTAGGATAGTAGCTAATCAATTCATGCAGGGTGAAAGTATGCAGGAGTTTAACTCAAACAAATAATGCTACAAGAAACCGTCTGGCTCACTCTTAAACCCTCAGCCATAGAAGGCATCGGTGTCTTTGCTATCCGTGACATCCCTCTGGGCACTAAAGTAATCTGGGAGTACGACACAGTAGAGATTGAATCATTGACGGAGTCAGAGTTCGAGAGTCTTCCAATCGAGATACAAGAGGAGATACTACACCGCACCATCTTTGTTAAACACGAACCAGTAGAGTTTCTAAACCCTAACTGCGCTACAAACTACCGTTCATACATGAACCATAGCGATACTCCAAACACTGACGGCGTAACTACCCTGGTAGCTATCAAGAAAGGGGAAGAACTAACGGAGGACTACAAGACAATGGGTCAGTGGCATCGTTTGACCAAACAACACATGGGGGGCGTGGTATAATAAACGCAATAACTTATTACAAAAATTGGTGGACAATTTTTAACACATGCACACCCCGCACGACATAGTACGAAAACAGGAGCAAGACTACATCTCTGGTGACACTAACATCAGTGAGCATGTTAAATTCCACCTGAAAGAAAACATTGAACGCATTGAAGCGTATTTGTTTAGTAAGCACATCTCAGGTGACAAGGACTCACTAGGACGAGACAAGCCATTCTTTAACGTGGTAACTGTCGCTGCTAACATCTGGTACCGGGCAACTGACATTGACCGCGCCAACATCCGTATCAGAGCAACAAAGAGCGCACACCATACCACAGCTCTTTTAGCTGACGTTAAAAGTAAGGAGTGGATGCGTAAGGCTGGTTTTGGTGTATGGCTTAATAATTGGGGAAGAGTACTCGCTCGCTACGGCTCGGCTGTTTCGAAGTTCGTCGAGCAGGATGGTAAGCTCGTAGCAGCTGTTGTCCCGTGGAATAGACTGATTATAGACTCTATAGACTTTTATGGTAATCCAATAATCGAAAAGCACTACTATAACCCGGCTCAACTAAGAGAGAACAAGCTGTTTGATGCTGATGAGGTAGAGTCACTAATCAAACACTCACTAACTGCTAGAGAGAACCTAAACAAGCAGAACAAGGACAACAAAGCGGATTACATCGAGGTGTATGAGCTACACGGTAAATTCCCAAAGTCTTTTATTACTGGTAAAGAGAGCGACGAAAACACCTACATTCAACAAGTTCACATCCTTTCATTCTCCACTGAGGAGAAAGAAGGTAAGTCAGAGTATATAGACCACACGCTCTACTCAGGCCAAGAAAAAAACCCATACCACATCTGTCACCTCATTACGGAAGACGGTAGAGTGCAGTCTATTGGTGCTGTAGAACACCTCTTTGAAGCGCAATGGATGGTAAACCATAACGAGAAGGCGATTAAAGACCAATTAGACCTAGCCTCAAAGATTATCTTCCAAACCTCAGACCCAGCGTACCAGGGCAAGAACGCACACAACCTTGATACTGGCTCATTCTTGTACCACGAAGCTAATCAACCATTGACCAAGCTAGAGAACACCTCAAACGATATCGCATCACTACGCAATAGTGTACAGAACTGGCAGAACCAAGGTGCAGAAGCTACTAGTACCCCTGACGCTATGCGTGGAGCAACAATGCCAAGTGCTACAGCCGCTCGACAAGTAGAAGCCTTGCAACAAGAAGCCCACTCACTATTTGAACTGATGACCGAGAACAAGGGACTAGGCCTAGAGGAGATTTGGCGTGAGTTCGTTATCCCCCACATCAAGAAGGGACTAGACACTAAAGACGAGATTGTTGCCACGCTAGATGATGCCGGAGTAAAGCAAATCGAAACTATCTACATCAAGGCAGAGGCTACCCGCAGGATTGCCGACAAAGCTATCGAAGCCTACCTTGCAGATGAACCAATGCCAGAGGACACTCAGACATCAATGGAGCGAGACATCAAGGCACAGCTTGACCAGTTTGGTGACATCCGTTTCCTCAAACCCGATGGCTTAGACGCTAAGACTTGGAAGCAAGTATTTGAAGACTTTGAATGGGGCGTAGAAGTAGAGGTAACTAACGAACAACACGACAAAGCGGCTACCCTAACTACGCTCACTACTGTACTGGTACAACTAGCCAGCCTCGGTGACTCAGAGAACGCACGTATGGTACTAGCTAAGATACTTGAGGAGACAGGAACCTTCTCTCCAATGGAACTTACCAAGCTATCCGCTACCCCACTACCGGCATCAATGCCACAGGTAGACCCCTCACAACTACCATCTACTACAGCTCAAACTCCTACGACTCAAACACCAGTTGGCGGAACATAACCAGCTTGGGTGGAACTATTATGATTAACTTAATTAAAACAATTATGGCTAAATTAGTCACAAAGCGTTTTGTCCCTACCCCGGAGGAAGCAGGACAAGGCGAACAACCAATGAGTAAGATTGAAGTGTTGGAGAGTATCATGCGATACAAGAAGCAGAACCCAGCTAAATACCTTCTAAAGAAAGAAGCGCTATTTGCCCGATACGGTCTCGACATTAACGATGAACCAGTAGAACTAAAGGATGCTGAGGATGAAGAACTAGAAGCTATTAAGAAGCGCGTAACAAAAGCTAAATAATATGGATGACAAGCGAATCAACGATAGCGAATTGGCGTGGTTAAACGCTACGTTCGCTGGTAACAAAGACGGACTCAAAGTATTGCGAAAGTTATTCCTCTACGAACTAACCCCATCTAATCCACTAGGACTAGGCAGGGATATGTGGACAGAGCTTGACCTTAGTAACGTACCACTAGACATGCGACTAGTGCTTATCGAAGCCCGACAGATGATGATTAAGCACATCGAAGGCAGTTTGATTGTACTCTCTAAACTAGCTGGTGACAGCAAAGAAAGTTTAGAGGAAACAATGAAGCGTATTGCAAAGGACAGTAGCAAGTAGGCATACTTTATGATATCATATTTGTATGATACAAATAAAGCATGTTTTAAGGTGTACCAAGTGTCACTCAGTTGATGAACCTAACCTAATGAAGTACTCCTTTCACCCAAAAAGAAATGTTCAGTACTATATGTGCAGGGAATGCAACCGAAAAAGAATGAACACTTATTACCACCAAGGCGGTTCTACACTAATAAAGAAACTTAACAAAGCACATTGGGAAAAAGATAATTGGGTTAAGCATAAAGCACGTTGTGCTGTTAACTACGCAGTTAAAACGGGTAAATTAATTCGACCAAAATCCTGTTCAGTATGTGGAAATGAAGCGAAGAGAATAGAGGGTCACCATGAAGACTACAGTAAAAAATTAGACGTTGTGTGGGTTTGCACCCCATGCCACAAACAATTTGACATGAAACCAAGCACTCATGGTATAATATAAGTAAATCGGTGTTGCTTGGAACACCTAAAATAAACATTCTATGAACGACGAAGAATTGGTAAACGATGACACCTTAGACATCGAAGAAGAACAAGTAGAACTTGATGAACTAGAAGAAGATAATTACGAACAAGACGACACTGACTGGAAAGCTGAGGCTAAAAAGCAGAAGACTCTAGCCGAAAACCAACGTATCAGAGCAGAAAAAGCAGAGAAGAAAGCTAAGACCGGCAAGCCTGAGTCCAGCACTACTCTGACCACGACAGACATCCTTGCTCTATCACGCGCCCAAATAGACGACTCAGACTTAGACGAGGTGCTTGATTACGCAAAATACAAAGGTATTAGTGTAAAAGAAGCCCTAAACTCTACAGTCTTAAAAGCAACCCTATCTGAGAAAGCCGAAGAACGTAACTCAGCCCAAGCGGTAAACACCGGAGCAACCAGACGAGGCAGTTCAGCCATATCAGACGAACGCCTCCTCTCAGATGCCCGAAAGAATATCATGCCTGAAAAAGAAGGCGACTTGGAACGACTTGCAATCCTAAGAATAAAGAATAGATAGCTACTGGTGGGATTAAAAATCCCTAGCAACAGGTAGTCGAACTAATAAGACTATCGAAGAATTATATCGCTAACACAATAGCAACCCGCGTATATCGCGACAAATACAAGTCAGCTACTATTGACGCTCTCCTACGAGGCGCAATGGTATCTGAAAAGATTACTGCCGTAGACCGTTCAAACAACAAGCGAATCCAGTCACCTTACGGTTCGACACCAACAGTGGTTGTACAAGCTCTCACAGGTACATACACACCAGCAGACTTCACCAACACTGACGAAGCGTTGGATGTAACTGACGAGTTCATTGTTTCAGAA